TACGGATTCAAACAGAAAACCCGAACAGTATGCACAAATGAAAACTATCTTTTCAAAAGACTGTTTACGTGGTGTTATAATGGATAGGAAACTTTTGGGTATGGGTGCTTTCCAAATCAACTACAAAGGTGGACAAGTAAACAAGGCTTTACATTTTCCTATGAACACTCTACGCGCTGAAAAGTGCAACGAAGATGGAGAGATTGAAGCGTGGTACTATCATCCAAATTGGGCAGAATTTAAAGCATCGGACAAACCTTTGCGTATTCCCGCTTTTGGCTTTGGTAACGGAAAAGAAAATGAAATATTTGTAGTTGCGCCATACGTCGCGGGTTATTCTTATTATCCTCCCGTAGATTATCAAGGTGCTTTGCCTTACGCAGTACTCGAAGAAGAAATTGCTGACTACTTAATCAACGACACTTTGAACGGTTTTAGTGGTACGAAAGTAATCAACTTTAACAACGGAGTTCCCGACGAAGAAAAGCGCAGAGAAATCAAGCGTGATGTGATGAACAAACTCACAGGCGCAAGAGGGGAAAAGGTTATCGTTGCATTTAACAACAACAAAGAAGGCGCAACAACGGTTGAAGATTTACCTTTGAACGACGCACCACAGCACTATGAATATCTTTCAAGAGAATGCCAAGAAAAATTGATTGTAGGGCATAAAGTTACATCCCCAATGCTTTTGGGAATAAGAACGGGAAACAACGGACTCGGAAACAATGCCGACGAAATCAAAACCGCATCTTTACTTTACGACAATTTAGTCATCAGAACATTTCAAGAGGAATTGCTTGATGTGATTGACGAGATACTTGCAGTAAATAGCATTTCCTTAAACACCTATTTTAAGACGATACAACCGCTTGAATTTACAGAAGTGGACAATGTACTCGACGAAGAAACAAAAGAGGAGGAAACAGGCGTTAAAATGAGTACTGATGACCTTTTGGCTGACTTAGGAGAAGAAGAAAACTTGGATGAGTGGGAATTAATAGATGAGACGGAGGTTGATTATGATGCAGAAGAACAATTGGACGTAGAAATAAACGCACTAAACAATCCAAAAAAATCCCTACTATCTAAGGTTTTTAATTTTGTAAGCACAGGAACTGCAAGACCAAACGCAAAGAGCAGTCAAGATAAAGAAATTAGAGACGTTAAGTACAAAGTTCGCTATTCTTATGCACCTCAAAGAGTAAGTGCAAACAGTAGAGAGTTTTGCAAGAAAATGGTATCTGCAAATAAGATATATCGAAAAGAGGATATTGAACAAATGAGTGAAAGAACTGTAAATAAAGGATGGGGGCAAAAAGGAGATTCTGACACTTACGACATTTTCAAATACAAAGGCGGAGGAGATTGCCATCACAAGTGGATGCGTAAGACGTACAGAAGCAAACAAAGCGTTGATGTAAGGAATCCAAACGCACCAACAGTATCAACGAACAAGGCAGAGCGAGAAGGTTACAGAGTAAGAAACCCGAAAGAGGTTGCAATGAAGCCTAAGGATATGCCATACAATGGCTTTTTACCAACAAACAAAAGATTCAAATAATGGCGGAAGTTTTACTAATTACGACAACAGACATCAAAAGAAATAGCGTTGTATCGGGTTCGGTAGACGTTGATAAATTTATTCAATACTTAAAGATTGCTCAAGACATACACATCCAACAATATTTGGGTACTGATTTACTTGTAGCTATTCAAGGCAAAATTGAAGCCAACACAATAAACGATGTAGAGAATGCAAACTACAAAAACCTATTGATTAAGTACGTGAAGCCTATGCTTATTTATTGGGCATTGGTTGAATACTATCCTTTTGCCGCTTACACAGTTGCAAACGGAGGGGTTTACAAACATACGTCAGAAACAAGCGAAACGGTAAACAAAGATGAAGTTGATTTCTTAATTGAAAAAGCAAGAACAACTGCACAGAATTACACACGCAGATTCATTGATTACATTTGTTTCAATACAACTTTATTCCCCGAATATTTAAGCAATTCAGACGAGGACGTTTCCCCGAGTGGAGATGGTAGTTTTGGCGGATGGGTATTGTAAAAAACTATGACAGAAAAAAGAGGAAAATATAAACAGAAACAAAAAAACGTAGAGCGTTTAAAATTGTTTTTAAAAAAAGTACAAGATGGCAAACTCAATCAACTGGGGAAAAATATACGAAAGCACTAATTGGGGTGTTGGGGTTACAAGTAATACTATAAATTGGGGTAAGTCTTACGCTGACATTGCAGAAACTTCAGTAGTTCCTTCTTTGTTATCTATACTTGAGGCACGTTCTACGTATTACGAGAACGCAGCAGCAACGACAACCTTGCTTACTAACCTTGAAAATATTGACTTATAATGGCGAACTTATTAGAAAAAGCGAGTATCGTATTAACACCTACGGGGTATAGTGTAGATGCTATTCACAACGTGAAGCCAAGTTCTTCACCTTTTGGAGATATGACACTTATTCAGAATGGAACTACAACAAGGGTAAACGCAAGTGGATTGGTGGTCGATAATACAACAGACATTCCAAGAATAGATTATTCAAAAGGGAGCGGTGCAATCTTAGCAGAAGTTTCATCAACTAATCAAATACGATATAGTGAGGACTTCTCAAATGTTCTTTGGCAAAAGGTAGGAGTAACACTAACTTCTTCAACAGGTACAAATCCAAGAGGAGAATCAGCAACAATTTACGCTATTCAAGGAGCAGCTGCTCAAGGAGGTTTGGAGGGTGCTATGGCATCAACTGCATCAGGGAACGGAGTTGGAGTGTCTATTTGGGCAAGGAAAAAAAGTGGAGTAGGAACTACAAATGTAGAAATTGGCTATGGAGATAGTAGTAGTGGCGCAGGTCATACAGTTTCAGTAGGTGCAGATTGGCAAAGAATCACATACAAATCAACAGGGTACACAGGTGCTAATCGTTTTTATATTGATGCAGAAGGTACTTCGGCTGATAATATTATTGAAATATGGGGTGCGCAAATGGAGAAAACAGGAGGTGGAGTAGTCGGAAAAGTTTCAAGTTACATACCAACAACCTCAGCATCAGTTACGAGAGCAAGAGATAACTATCTAAACGGAGGAGATACCTCATTAATAGGTGCGCAAGAAGGAGTTTTTTATATGGAGGCAGCTACACTTTCCAATGCAGGAAGTAAAGCAATCGCATTGTCTGCTGCTAATTCAGCAGCTAACAGAGTTGTAATCTTTTATAGCAGCACATCTAACACAATACAAGGGAGGGTTCAAGCATCTACAACAACGACAATAGCAATTAACGGAACTGTTACAGATAATACAGATTTCAATAAAATAGCATTCAAGTACAAGTCGGGGGATTTGGCACTTTGGATAAACGGAACTGAAGTAGCAACATCAACGACTGCCTTTACATTTAACGCTGCTTTAAGTGAATTGGCTTTTGACCAAGGAAACGGGACTTTACATACGGATGGATTTATAAAATCAGTAGTAGTATTCAAAGAAGTATTATCAGATGCAGAACTTGCAGCATTAACATCATAAAATATGGCATTAAAATATTTATACGTACCGAGTGGATATATGGCAGGAACTGCATACGGAGTTTTACCGAATGCCGCGAATGCAGACCTTGATTTTGTTAGAGGCTCATCAGCTACAAGGATTAACTCTGACGGTCTTATTGAGTCTATGGCAACAAACGTTCCAAGATTAGACTACACAGACGGGTCGTGTCCTACTTTGCTTACAGAACCTGCAAGTACAAACCTTCTACACAATAGCGGTTGGGAAGGCGGAGGTGCTTTACCTACCGATTGGAGTTATGGTAATTCAGACGGAACGAGTACACCCGTAACATCTACAAGAGGAACTGCCATAAACGCATATAGATTTGAATCTGATTCAGCGAGGCAATACTTTACAAGGTCTACAACCTCAGTAAGTGGAACAACCTATACTCTTTCTATTTATGTTGAATCTATTACAGGTTCAAGTCAGTTTAATGATATTTTTTACAGAATAGGTGGTGGAGGAACTGACGTATTTAAAAAAGATGGGGTTGTTGTAACGCAGAGCGAAACAGTTGTTGCGGGTAGTTTTTACTCAATCACATTCACATCTGACGCAGTAGAGAGTATTCAATTTAGGGTTGGTTTGGGTGTTATTTCTTCAGCAACAGGAGACGTAACAATATCACAACCGCAACTTGAAACATTGGCTTACAGGACTTCTTTTATGATTAGTGAAGAAGGTGCTATCGCAACACGTTCAGCAGATACGGGAGTAATTTCGGGAGACTTGTCTTCCTACTTAAATTCATCAGAGGGTGTTTTAGAAATAAAAGCCAAATCTATTGTAAACAATCCTGCACAAGACTTAAGAATAACACTTTCAGATGGAACTGTTGACAACAGAATAAGTTTAGTATGGGGTACGGGTGCAAGTACTATGACAATCGTTATGGATGCAAACGGAAGCGATGTTTTCGATGGTGGTACTTCGGGATTTAAAAATTTAACGGGTTCTTTCACAAAGACAAATATTAACACCTTCAAAATAAAATGGAAAAGCGGAGACATTCAAGTTAAACATAATGACAGTACCATTGTGTTAAGCGAAACAGATGCTTTTACTATGTTAGGACTTGACAGATTGAGTTTTGACAATGCTACGGGAATCCGTAATTTCGAAGGGAACGTCCAATACATCAAAGTTTACGATTCAGCAACAGATTTTTAATAAATATATTATGGCAATACACATAGGCAAATATGCCTTCAATTCAAAAGAACAAGCACAAGACAAAATCGAGGCTTTAGGGGTAGAACAAGACGAAGAAGGAAACTCATATCCAACACATCATCACACAGTCGTAGAATTAGGTTTAGAGGTTCTTGAGGAGGCAGTTTATGAGGAAGGAGAATTGGTTTCTGAAACTGTATTCGGAACAGACTACCTTATTGATGTTCTTTGGAGCAACTTAGAAGCAGACGAGGATGGAAGTGTAGACCATCCTTATGGTTGGAAAACTTATTCTGTTGATATTGATAGCGAAGGTATTCACGGATTCTTAGGACTAAGCTACCAAGACTTAAAGATTTCATAAGATGACGCAAGATTTGAAAGTGTACGCACTAAGCATCGGAACATTTGGAATATCAATGAGTAATTTAGACATCATTTTAAAGATTACTTTGATGGTTGTTACGATTGGGTACACAATTCAAAAGTGG